TCTAAATTCTCAACATCCATCATTAGAAAATCCCATCGATCTGTAGCATAAGTATCAATTCCAAACTTACATTTATCAGATTCATAGACATTTCTTATCCTAATTTCCTCATAAGATGGAACGCTACGAAAAATTATCTCAGCACTAAGACCCATTTTTCTAACTAATCTATTCAATTTAATTCGTTTTTCTGGTTTCTTTTGTTCTTCCATATAAAGATCATAAATATTTCGTACCTTAAGCTCAGAATTAATATTATCATAAAATTCACGTAATAAATTATAATGAGTCTTATTCGTTCCCATTGTATCCCACATATGTCCTATAATTGACAATAAGTAATCAATTGGTTCTTGATTAGCATTAACAAAAACTCGAAGAATTGGCTCATATAAAGGCTTGTAGGGAAGAACGGGAGGAAGAGTAGAATCACTAATATTTGCTATAAAGTGTCGCTTACAAAAGACCGGTCCATGCTTACGAACAAGTCCCGTCCACAAATCTGGTTCCGATAAGAACTCATCATACTCTCTATAATCACGAAGAACAGAGCGACAATGAGTTTTTAGGAACTGAGCCCAACTCTCTACATTAAGAATGCCCCGCAAAACTCGCGGTGCACAACAAATATGATTATCTCCATATACTAAAATTCTTATGAAGCCCTCATCTATAAAATTCATTATTATTTCATCCAATTCAGGATGATGAAGCATTACATGACAAAGAAAAAAAATAAAATAACACAATAGGGCATAACTATCCAAATGACTAGTCTCCAAAGCACCAGACGGTACTTTACCTATTACCAAACGCCAGATTCTGTCCAAAAAGAGTACCACTTTATTAGTCAAATGATACCCCCAATCTTTCATTAACTTCTCAAAAATATTTCGAACAAAATCAGGCATATTTTCTCTATCATAATAACGTCTATTATTAGCACAATAGTTATAAATCCAAATATCCATCACTGCTTTATCAAACTTCTTAATATCTCCATCCCACCAAAAGATATCTGGATTATTATAATTCAATTTCATAGCCAACTCATAAGCTCCACCATGAAACATTTTCATTCCTATCATAATTACTCTACCTGTTTCAAATTTTCTCCTCTCTCCAAACATAAGAGAAAGAAAAAAAAACCAACAAA